GCGGTTTGAGCTGTCGAAATCTAACCGAAAAGAGGAAGCCACGAAGGAGTGGAGAAAAGCCACTACATTTAATAAGAATGGCTACAGGTAGTGCTAGGTCACCCGGTGACCTTTGAGTTGTGTAAGCTGTGTACTTTTGTCAAAAAAGGAGAATTACTTTGACTACATTTAGAACTTTGGACGATATGAGAGTAACTATAAGGAACAAAGCTACAAAAATTGTTGTGGCGGATAGCGCATTTTTACCAAAAAAGGAGGATAAAATAGCTTTATACGATGTATATTGCGATTATTCAGAAGCAGTCACTACAGGTAGCGTAGCTACTAAGTCGTATAAATCAAAAAAAGAGCTGCCATACAACACCGGCAAGGTGGCTATTGGCAGCCATTATGTACCCCAAAAACGCACCACCCTGACACGCGAGGAAGAGCTGCTGCAAGTAGCGCTTTTGGGTGTAGGCCGGACGCGCCAGCAAGCATTAACTTTTTACTCCGAGATCGCTATTTACGCCCTTGGCTTTATTGCCTTGTGCGTCATCTGGCTTGTCGAGTAAGGGGTTGATATGCGTACAACTACTGATATCGGACGAAGCATCCGGGATAACCAACTGGCGTTGTTTGAACACAGAGACACAGAGTTCCTGAGTCGCTGCCGCCAACTAGCCGTAGAGGTTTGCCGCGCACAGGGAACTGTCTGCATAAACGACATCCGCGCTCGCATTGAGCTGCCAGCAGGCATGCACCCATCGGTGCTGGGCTCTGTCTTTAAAAACAAGAAGTTCCAAGCCATCGGCTTCACCGAAGCCAGTCATCCGAAGGCACACGCCCGTGTCATTCGCGTCTACAAACTGATTGAGATACAGGAGCATTGAATGGTTAACAAAGTCACACCAGACAGCATGATGTCTGCTTCCCGCCTGCCATCAATCATGGGCCTGTCGAAATACCAGACCCCGAATGATGAGCTGGAGTATTCAATCAACGCACTCAAGGGCTTGGAGCGCCCAGACATCGGCAACCAGAGCATGCAGTGGGGCAACCTGTTGGAGCCAGTGATACTGAAGGAGGCAGCAACCCGCTTGCAGGTCACTGACTTGGTGACCGAGCATGAGACAGCCTACTACCATGATGAGCTGCCACTGTGCTGCTCGCTTGACGGCACAGCCCATGGCCATGGCCAAGTAGTCGCCACCGACACCGATGCTGGCATCTATGTGTTTGGCCAAGACGGCGACAGCATCCAGCTTGATGGCCTAGGGGTGATTGAGGCCAAGCTCACTGCGATGGAGCCAGAGTCAACCCTGCCACTGTTTAGAGGCCCCATCCAGCTCCAAGCTCAAATGGATATCGTCAAGGCAAAGTGGGGCTGTGTTGCTGTGCTGTACAAAGGCACCGAGCTGCGGCTCTTCCTGTTTGCGCCTCATCAAGGGACGCTTGACCGTATCAGTCAGGTGACGCTGGACTTCCAACTGCGCCTTGAACATTGGAAAAAATCTGGCAGAATTGATTACTACCCACCGGCTGACGGTGAGAAGTGGCCAGACAGTCGCGGCATGTACCCAGTCAATGAGGAGGCTGTCGAGCTGGACGCTGAAGCGGCAGAGCTTGCTCAACTCATACTGAATGCAAAGGCCGATCTAAAAGACTGCGAGCAGCAGATCGATGCCGCAGAGGAAAAGCTCAAAGACTTTATGGGGGTATCTACTATTGGGAAAATTGGCAATTACATAATCAAATGGCCAGTTCGATCATTCAAAGCACAGCCTGAGAAAGTGGTTCCACCCAAAGAGGCTTACTCAGTTCGCCAATCGACACTCACAATCAAGGAGACATCCAAATGACAACTATGAGCAATGAAGTTCAGAAAGCCCACGCCAAAGCAACCGTTGCAATCCTTGAGGCGTTTCCTGATGTGTCAATTGAGCAAGCCGCCGACATTATTGAAAGCATTTCCATGCTGGTTATGGAAACAATCCGAGCTTCTCTTGATGAGGAGCGAGAGTGATGCAGCTAACCACTACCAATCAACGTGGCTTTGCGCCAGCAACCCTGACCGAGGCCATCACATTCAGCGAGATGCTGGCTAACAGCAACATGGTTCCCAAAGCCTACCAAGGCAAGCCACAAGACATTCTTGTCTGTGTGCAGTGGGGCATGGAGATGGGTCTTGCACCCATGCAAGCGCTACAAAATATTGCGGTGATCAATGGCAAGCCATCGGTCTACGGCGATGCCATGATGGCGCTGGTGCAGGCCAGCACGGTTTGCCAAGATGTCGAAGAGTACTTTGAGGGCGAGGGGACACCCAACCCTGTGGCCGTGTGCATTGCTTCTCGCAAGGGTCGCAAGCCTGTGACCGTGAAGTTCAGCGTTGAGGATGCCAAGCGAGCTGGTCTGTGGGGCAAGCAAGGCCCATGGACTGCGTACCCCAAGCGCATGATGCAGATGAGAGCGCGTGGCTTTGCGCTGCGGGATGCCTTCCCTGATGTGCTGAAGGGGTTGATCTCTGTTGAAGAGGCCAATGACTACCCTGATGAAGCCAAGCCCCGGCAGACCAAAGACATCACGCCGCGCAACCCGCTGGATGCTGTGGCTAAAGTGGCTATACCGGCTATGACCACAGACTCGCGTGTAATTGAGCAGGCCATGGAAGACACGGTTGATGTTGAGCCAGTGCCAGAGCCAGTGCCAGAGGTCGCCGAGCTAGTGCCGCCAAGCGAGTTTGCTTTGCTTGTGCCGGGTGGCAAGGAGCCCTTCTCAGTTCACCAAGAGATTGATGAGTGGGCTGCCGCCTACGAAGAGTTGGCAGACAAGACGGCCAGAGCTGGCAAGCGGCCAGCGCGAGAGCGCATGACCGCGTTGAGGGAGCTGCGTGAAATCAACGAAGCCACCATCAATCAGGTTAACCAAGTCATGCGGATCAGGCACACAGCCAACTACACCACGCGCATCAAAGCGCTTGGCGCAGCGCTGCCTTAAGCTACCAAGCCCGGCAGGTAAGTTGTCTTGCCTGCAACCTTGGTGGCTGTCAGCTCTTGGTTCTTTAGATTGGCTGGGTCAAATGACACATGCACCCAGCCGCTGTCTGGGATGCCGGGCGTGTAGAACTCAAGGATCAACTGGGTGTAGTCAAGGTTATCCATGATCCACTGCGCCAGCTCTGCGTTGGCCACGCCGGGTATCTCAATGTCAGCAGCCATGCCCTTGCAGTGGTCGCTGGTCTTGGAGCCGCCGACAGCAGCGTTGGACTCAGGGCTGCGGTAAGCAGAGTTCACCTTCACGCCCTTGCCGAAATGATCGCGCACAGGCTGGAGAACTTTCTCGCATAGCAAGCGCAGGTTCTCTGTAGCCTCATCATCAGGGGTGTTGTCAAAGCCCATACGCAGGGCTGTCTCTGACTTGGTGAGCTCATGCAGACTGAAGTTTGCTGACAAATTCATTTGATGCCTTTCTGCGATTCAATCGCTTGGTTATAGAGTCCAATACATGCGTTTAGTTTCTGTACAGCGCGGTCGCCCTCATCGGTCAAGGCGAGAGCAGCTTGGATAAACGCTCGCTCAGAGTCGGTTGATGCTTCTCTTGCGTTATCTCCGCTGGGAGCGGCGGTATCTGTGCTGGCTGGTACGGGGCAGGCCGCTTGAGGGAGCCGCAGCTTACTAGTACCGGCAGCAATAGCAGCATCGCGCTGCCGTGCAATAGTCTTTGCTTTTTCATTTGATGACCTCAGTGCGTTTGATGTGGTGGTGACGGCAGCGACAAGCGCCACCTCTTTGGCTCGCGCCTGTGTGTTGAGCTTGTCAACTTCTGCTTGTTGAGCTTCTGCCTCGTAGTGCTGGCCAGTCCAGTAGCCGCCACCGAATGTCAACAGCAAAGCGAAGACCCCGTACAGCAGATCACGCATCACTGGCTTTGCCTCGGACGTAGGCTTGTGCAGCCATGAAGGCAACCACAATGGTTCCCATCGCAGCGCAGTATGTGGTTGTCAAACCGCTCAATGCGTTGACCTTCTCAAGGGTCACTAAGGCAGAGGCCATGAACGCTATCAAGGCAGGGGGAGCCGCCAGTGCAGCCCAAGCCATGACGCGCTGTTGGTCGGCCATCTTGTCCATGTTCTCAATGGTGATCATCCGCTCTGATCGCGCCAGCTCTGCATCAGTTACCACGCCATCATGGTCTGTATCAAACTGGTTAAAACTTGAGTCCTTCTCTAATTGCTTATTCATTCCTCTTCTCCTTTCGTTGATGTTGTTCAATTTGCCGTCTTAACTTTTCCAGCTTTTCCAATTGCACCTTTGCATCATTCTTCACCTCAAGGATGTCGATGTACAACATCGCTCCAAGCGGAAGCAAGAGGGCTATCAATACGCATGCAGCAATCCAGCCCACTATGTCTTCCTTAACTGACTGACGAACAGGAGCCACAGCCACAGGTAAAGGAGGAATGTAGTAGTCGCTACTAGGTACGCTAGCTTTAGCTGGAAGTTTCTTTCCTCTTCCTTGCGTTGCCATAACTCCTGCCTGTTCTTTGCTTCCTGTTTTAGCCTTGCTTGGGTTTGCTCCTCTTCGATCTTGTCCTTCATGCTGAACACCTCGCTATACAAAGCGCCCATTTCGGGAGGTGATTGAT